CAGTAATCCAATTATGTATTGACACATAATTTTCCATATTTTCATCAACTAAAAATCTAATGTTCAAATCACCATAAGTTGGTTTTGTTCCTGGAACATCAAGATCCTTAAGGTATGATGGTTGAATAACAGATGTTAAAGAAATCTCTGGAATTCTAGCTGAATTGCAAAAAAATCCAACCTTAGGATATTTTGCAATGGTAAGTTTAAATCCTACAGGAGAAAGAAAATTTCTATTTGCAATTTGATTTGGAAAATTACAATTCGCCATTATTTTTTCTTAGTTGGAACTATTTTTGGAATATTCATATTCACTTTAACTCCTAAATCAGGAATTTTTGGTTTTGGTTTTTCTTTTGGTATTGGTGTAACATCAAGATCTCTTACACCAAACTGTTTATAATCTTTATATCCAAGATCTTTTGTTGTTTGTGTAGTTAAGTCAAATTTACGATCTCCGTGATATGGACCCCTATCAACAACAGGTGCAACAACAGATCTGCCGCTTTTAGGATCGGTAATTTTTACTTTGCTTCCCAATGGCAATGTTTTATGAGCAACTCCCCTAGTTGTGGGTGATAATTTTATACCAGAAGCAGTTGGATTTCCATATAATCCTGGACCATAAGAACTTGTTGATACTATTGCACCAAAAGGAATTGCTTCTTTTAAAAATTCCTTAAAAGTTTTCATTCTTTTTTATTTCTATTTAGATAAAAAAAGACCCTCCCAAAGGAGGGTCTGATGAGTGTGTGAATTTAAATCACATAAGGTTAGCAACCTTAACTCTTCTGTAGTAAACGTTAGCGTTGGTGGTAAGAGCACCTACACCAGCGTCAATACCCTGAGCGAATGGGTTAGCAACCATACCATAACGAGTCTTAAATCCGATCTTGGGCTGGAAGGTGTTCTCTCCAACTGCACGAACCATCTGCAGAGGAACATATGGGCAGTAGAAAATACCTGCATCATATGGGCTAGAACCCTTATATCCAACAACGTAGAACTGGTTAGCAGCAACGTTTGCAGAATATGGATCAATATAAACGCGATACTTACCTTGGAGAACACCAGCAAAGGTGTTACCAGTGTCATCAACGTTCAGGTTAGCGTTGAGAGCTGGGGTGTAATCGAGAACACCAGCCATTGCAAGTGCTGAAGCAACGTCAGCAGAGCAAAGGATAGTGTTGCCCTTTCCTCTACGAGTTTGCTGTGCAATTGCGTTTGCATCACGCTCGATTTGGAAAATAAGACCCTTGAACTTCTCAACAGACCAACGACCGTTGGAGTCAACGTCGAGGTCAAAAGTTCCTGCGGTAGCAGTATTTACTTGAGCACCAGGCTTAGCAACCTTATAGATTGTTCTGATAACTTCACGGTTAATTTCAGCAAGAATTTCAGTGCTGAGGATGTTAGCAAGCTCAGCTTCTGCATTCAGACCATGAATTGCTTTCAGATCCTGAGCAAGCTCAAGGCTGTATTCTGCTTTCAGAGCACGACTCTTAGCAGTAACAGTAACCTTCTCGATTGAGAAAGCCATCTGGTTGAACTGATCAGATTCGCCAAGCGATTCTGCATTGTCAGTTCTCATACCCTGACCAACATTATATGCTTGTTGGTTGGCGTTGGTAGCATCAAGGATTGAAGGGTTGCTGCCAGCTTGTGCAGTAGTACCCATACCAACAGTGCCATTTGTCCATCCTTCGGTTTGATCGAACGATGCACTCTGACCAGAGAATGCCGAATCTACTTCATTGTAGAAGGTTTCGGTTCCAGACTGGTTGGTATAACGTGAACGCATTGCGAAGATCAGTCCGGTAGGACCGTTCATTGGTTGAACGCCACAAAGATCGTAAGCGATCAGATTGGGCATTGAGCGGCGAATTAAGGAAATTAGAACAGGGTCGAAACCTTGCATTGCGCCAGTTGAAGCACCACTTAGACCTGTACCAGATCCAGTTGAAGTACTGGTGAAGTTGGTTGGTGCCTCGTAAAGAAACTCACGCTCTTCGCGGAGTGCTCTCTCTTGGTTTTCGAGCAGAATAGCGGTTACAGCTCTACGATGAGAATCTTTGATTGAATCAAGACCTTCATAGTCAAGGAGCGGTGCCCACTTCTCCTGCAGTTGTTCGGTATTGAACATTTGCATTTGATTTTACCTCTTTAAAAATTTAAGTTTGACCTATGATTTAAAAATCACTTTTTAGAAGCTCTGCTGAGAACTGATAGATATGCCCCCATTGAACCCTCAATTGGTTGAGGATTTAATGTAGTTTCCTCAGAAAGATTTTCAGCAGTATTTCTTTGAGTACCAGCAGTTCTGGTTGGGAAATATGATTCCCTTAGAGTTACTAGTTTCTCACGATAGTTCTCTTCACCATCAAACTCAACATTTTCAGCAAGAGAAGCGAGTTTGTCCTTCTGAGAAAGTGCAAGACCCTCAGCGACATCTGCAAAGATTACATCAGCAACAGACTCTGCTAATCTTCTATTTAGAGCAACGTTTCTTTCGATTTGCTCGTTGAGTTTTTCTTCCATTTCATCAAGTTTATCTACCATACTCTCGATTACATCATATCTATCTTCAGGGATTGTTACATAATGATCTTCAAAAAGTTGCTTCATTCCATTGAGGAATGACTCAGTCATTTCAGTCTTAAGACCGTGCTCAACTGCAAGTGCATTCTCTTGAATCCACTCATCAGCAACATACTCAAGGTATGCATCAACACGATCAGTTAAACTTTCTTTAATATCTTGTAGTTCTTCTACAAGAGCAACAGCATATGATTCTTCAAGTTGCTCTTTGATTTCCGAAACTTTTGAGCGAATTGCTGCTTCAAAAATAGTGCGTGCTTTCTCTTGGAATTCCTCGGAAAGATCTTCACCGGCAAGAAGAGCATTTACATCTTCTTCGATGTCAAAGTTTTCTTTAACTTCTTTCTCATCCTCTTCATCCTCATCCTCTTCCTCCTCATCCTCTTCCTCTTCTTCTTTCTTTTTAGCTTCTGCTACAACCTCTTCCCCATCCTCAGAAACTTCATCTTCAGAAACTTCGTCTTCGACAAGTTCATCTTCGTCTTCGACTTCTTCTTTAGCAAGAGTATGCATTGGTTCAGCAGCAGATGCCTTAGCATTAACAACATCTCTTACTTGAGCAAGAGTTGCTCCAGGAGTTTTTAATTCTGCTGAAGAATCATCTGGACGATAATTTTCTGGAGTAGGTCCACCTAAATCTTCCCAACCACCAGTTTGTCCTGGAGTAGCAACTCCAGAAGCATTTTGGGCAATGTTATGCATTGGTTCGGCAGGTGCAGCCCCTTTGGTTACTACGTTTTCCATTTCTTGTAAATTTCTACCAACGGACATTTGTTTTAGATTGTGAATATTTAATCTATATTTATTTATAAATTATAGATTTGAAAGAAATTCTTGGAACAATTGAACTTTATGTTCTTGAAGAATTCTTTCATCAACTAGAGTATTAATTCTACGCTTTGTTGACTCTACAAATTGCTCACGGAGAATTCCGCCATCCCAAATCCATTCCTTTCCTTCCATAATTCCCTGAACAAATGCATCAGGAGCAGAAGGATCGGCAACAATATCAGCAGCAGTTGCTAACATAAAATCTTCACCAACGATCTTATGACCTTCATTGGTTATTTTAAGTGAGCCTACACCACGAGAAGAAACACCAAGACAAACTCCTTCACTGATAAGAGATTTTGCAATCTTACCCATTGGTGTTTCAAGAAGTTTTGCTTTTCCAATAAAGTTGTTACCATCTCTATAAAGCTCACAAATTTTATGTGAAACACGATCAAGATTTACGGTAGGTCCATCAGGGTGTCCAAGTTCTCCAAGAGCACGACCTTTTACAACAAAATTTTCATTATAACGATTTACTTCTCTTTCCATAACAGAAAGAGGATACATTCTACCATTTCTGTTAACTTGTTCTGCTTGCAAGAAAATGCCTTTGATATAGCACTGTTTATTAGTGCCTTTACCTTCGGTAATAAATTCTACTTTTTGAATTTCTTCTGTGATGAGTTTCATTTTTATTCGGAAACTAATTGAACTACTTCTGATATACTTATACTTGTTGCAGTGCTTTCTGCAAGTGCAGCAACTTTTACACTTCTAGATACTGTTGCACCAGTTACTGTAATGACACCAACTACCGATGAGGTATTTGCTGCGATTGTTATTGAAGAATCAGTTGCGGATGTAATTTCTTGGTGAACTGTATTAATTCCAGAAGGTTGTGCATTTTCAATGGTAACATAATCACCAATCAAGAAAGGATTTCCTGCATTGTTTGAAAAAGTAATTACTGTGCTTGTTCCAGTTGTAATTCCAGAAATTTGTTGCCTAGCAATTCTTTCTTTTATAACTTCAGCATTATATGGCGGTATATGAAAAGAATTTGATGTTACTGTAGGATTTGAACCAATATCTACATAAACTGATGTTAATCCTGTAGAAACTCTAATATATCCACTTTTTAATGCAATAGGATTACTAGTCGCAGCTACAGATACTGTGGGAGAAATTGCACCTACATTTTGAACTATTTTAATTGCCATTATTCAGCATCTCCTTCGTTTGAATTATCTCCAAACATAATATTTGCAACCTCTGGACGAAGATAATTAATTCTATCTGCCGCTTTAGCAAATAAAATATTTTTAATGCCGTCAGAAATTTCTGAGGCACTACTGTCAGTTGCAATCAAATCGATAAGATCTTCCATAAATTATTTTTACAAATATGAAACTATTTATATTTTGCCACCTTTAGGTTCTGGCAACTCTACTTGAGATACATCTACAGATGGTTCTATAGGAACTTCTCCACCAGCACCTTGCTCTATTGCTTGACCTGCACCTTCTCCACCACCGGGAGGTAATGGATTACCCATTTCATCTACTGGGGCATTTGGATCTGGAAGTATTCCTTTTGAAATTTCATCTTCAATTTGCCCATCAATGTCAATGATTTCAGAGTCAGTTTGGCGAAGAATTTTCTTACGAACGTATTCAGTTGAAAAATATTTTCCAATGTATGGTTCAGCAGTTGTCAAAAGCGTCAATCGGTTTGTAAGAATTTCTGCTTCTTTAAGTTCAGAAAAATGATTATCATACAGAAAATCATATTGAATATGATCTTCCATTTTTTCCCAATCATCTGGAGAAACAATATTCTTCAAAATAAGTTGAGTTCTTAACATATCGTTAAACATCAACGCAAATCTTTTTCTAAGTCTCCCAACAAATTTGGAAAATTTTAATTCATCTCTTAGAATTTCTGACGATCTTCCAAGATTAAATCCATCTCCACCACCAGCAATTCTTGTTTCAGGAACACCTAATGCACGATATAATTTTTTTTGAAAATATTCAATATCAGCAAGTTCTCCTAGATTTTGACCTCCTGGGAGAGTTGTGATCTCTGTTCCTCTACCACCCTCTCTTCTGGGCAGCCAAAAATCTTCAAGCATAGACATATATTTTCTATCATCACGAATTTCTCCAGTATTTGCGTCATAAACTAATTTGTTACGATAACGACTCATAACTTCTTTCAAATATTGTTCTGCCTTTACTTTAGGTAGATTTCCAACATCAATGTAAAAAATACGACGCTCTGGTGCTCTAGATAATCTATAAATTACAAGAGAGTCTTCAATCATTCTTAATTGATTGAGAGCTTTAATTGCTTTGTGGAGATATGAAAGGACCGTTCCTTTATTTCTATCAACTAATCCGGAAGTGCAATATGTTATAGAGTCTTTAGCAATCTTAATGGAACCTTTTGAAGAACCACTCAAAGAACCCATTGGATAATTTGGTGCTGGTGAGTAAATAAAATACTCTTCAATTTCCGAATAAGATAAATCTGTATTTGTCGAATTAATATTATTTGGTAGTTTACTTCCAATGATATTATTACCCTTATCGTTCGACCTAATTTCTTGTCGAACGTGTTTCATTTTCATTGGATCAATATATCTCAACTCCTTTATCCCTTCTTCAGGTTTTTTAGTGTCAATTACCTTTAGATAGTATAACCTTCCATCAATATACCAATTTCTAAAAATTTCGTGCGATTTTCTATCAAAGTCTAACATTTCTTTGATAGATCTAAACTCATTTCTAATAATTGTTTTGAGTTTTTCACTAGCATTTAAATTAGTTAATTCAATTTCAACAGGAGAGTCATATAAGTCACTTACAATTGCTTCATTTACAACGTCTTCAATTGCACCATCACACTCTGGGTGTAAAGCCATTTCACGGTAGCGGCGCATTAAATCAAACTCAGTTCTATAGACACCTTCAATATCTACATATTGTCCATAAAATCCAGATTGAATATAATAATCAACCCCGTCCTCATCTGATGGTGGAACGGGGGAAATTATAGATTTGGATTTTTCTTCTTTATTTTCAATCGAAAAACCAAAGAGTCTCGCCATTTTATAATTCTAGTTTGTTATGATATATTATTTAGTTAATGTCTGCACCACCAGCATTTGCAGCATTACCTTTAATCGCTTCCCACCAGTGAACTTGTAGTTCAACAGGAAACTCTTGAATACTTTCATTTCCATAATCAAGAGGAATACTTCCAACACTAGTTGGAAAAACATCATAGAAATGATATGCTCTTAGAGTTTCTCCAGTACGATCTAATTGATAAACAAAAGCATCTGCTTGGTAAGCGGCTGGATCCGTAACACCTGTATTATCGGAAAGGCGATTAATTTTATTCATCCAATTTTCAAAAGCAGAACGAATTGAAAAATCGGTGTCATTAATGATTGTAATAGTCCAAGTTTCAAAAGTTCTATCTCCAGCAACTTTAAGAGTTCTACCTCTAAATGCAACTTCAATTGAAGATACATTTGATGCTGGAAGAGCAGCTGCTTTGACTAGAAATCTTGATTTGTCAAGAATTTCGGAATCAACTTTTGCAATGTCTGGAAATGAGAGAACAACTTCAAAAAGATTGCTTCTTGTACCTCCACCAGTTAGCTTACTTTTGAAGTCAGTAATCTTTCTTAAAGGTGGTGGATTGATTTGATTTCTGGTTGCCATAGTTCTTTAAACCTCTAAATTAAAAGTTGCCGATTACTTCTTGGAAATCAACACCAGTCTTAGTGGCGATGAAGGTTAGACCGATAAAGTTAATCGATCTGGATGGTTTAATATAAATGTCAGCAACAAACTCATTAGCATCAATAACTGCTGCAGTGTTGTTTGTTTCGTCGCAAACCACAACATAATCAAAAATTCCTCTCTTTGCCTGAACATCACGAAGGAAAGGTTCAATTGTGTTTACAAAATTAGTTCTAGTAATCTCATCATTAAATTCGAAGAGTTGATCTTTTGCTGCTTGTGAAATTGCTTCCTCAAGGTATAAGAACAAACGACGAACATTAATTCGGTCAAACGCCGATGATTTTCCATAACCTGTTCTATCACCAAATAGAATAATTCCAGCGCCAGGTGAGAAGATAACTGGATTAATTCTATTTGTATATAAACGATCTCTTTGAGATTTGGAAGGATTGTATGGAAGTTTTACTGCGTTTAAGATTGCTCCTCTTGCAGTTCCGGCTGGGGAGAACCAGGGGAAATTATTAATGTCGGTTCTAGCGCAAAGACCCGCAATATCACCATTCAATGGAACATATCTGAAGGTATTGCTAAATCTATCATACATATACTTATAACCGGAGTCAAATACTGCATAAGTAGTTGATGCAACGGAAGCAAAGAAACTTAAAACATTCGTTGTTGTAGTTTCTGCAGAATTAATATTTACTGCTGTTTGTGATGATGTATCTGTCAATGCAGAACCTCTATAAGGTGAAATAAATGCAACTGCATCTTTCCTCAACTCCGCTACAGAAATAATTTTATTTGCAAGTTCTTGAGCAGTTTCTTTTGTATATGCTGCAGAACCCATTAATAAGAAATCAATCTGGAAGTTTTCAGTATTCTCGAATAAATCATATCCAGACTTCAGTGAAGTAAGAGTAGCAGTTAATGCTCCAGTTGAAGTAATTCCAGTTTTTCCACCATAATTTAGACCATCATTTAATTTGTAGGTAGGAGCGCCTACAGAACCAAATATAATTCCTTCAGTTGCTTGATCCCACCCATTATCAGTTGTTAAATCAAACTCCCCAGCATCAAATCCAGTTGTCGTTAATCCTGTTGGAGCACCTCCACCAAATACATAAAGCGAATTCTCTGCCAGATACTTTCTCCAATAAGATGTAGAACCTACTGAATATTCTGCATCAGTTCCTTTAGAAAGATTTAGATGCTTTTCTAAAATTGTTCCAGCATTTCCTGTAACTGTTCCTAAGTCATCAATTACAACAACATGAACTTCATCAAATCTTGAACCTCTTGATTCTGCAAATGCTGAGGTTACTGGTTTTGGAGCGAGATTATTCCAATTAATAGTAGAATTTGTTAACGTAATTGTTTGTTGGTCAAACCAATCAGTTTCTGATGTGTAACTAGTTACTCCATAGGAAACTGATTGTCCACTAGTATGAATTGCTACACTTCCAGTTTCAGTGAAACAATATACACCATTCTTCTGATAGTCAACATTAACTTCTGTTCCTTCTGCAGAAACTCTACTTAAAATCTTTACATCAATTAAACTTACACCAATTCCTGTAACAACTCCTTTTAAGAAATAATCTGTAAGTGCTAATCCAACTCCAGTAGTAGAGTCTATTTTTCCACTTAAAGATTGAGTTACTCCATATCCAACATAAATTCCTGTTGTAGTAATTCCACCAATAGTTTGATCTGCTTTACCATCAATGATTGCAACCTTTATACCATTTGCCCAAGTTCCAGGATTTCTTGCAACAAAAGTTACATCAGGAATAATGTTTTCATCATAACCTAACTGATTATAATGATCTAAACTCTTTATTTTTACACTTGAAGCTGCTCCAACAAAAGCATTTTTTAGATCAGAGTCATCCGATCTAATTACTCTTAAATTTCCACCATAAGCAAGGTATGATGATGCAGTCAACCAAGTTTCATACTGCTTATCTGTTGTATAAGATTGTCCGAAAACTTGCAGTAAATCATTTTCATTTTCTACTAAGGTTGGCGAATCTACAGGGCCCTTAGCAAAAGGACCAACAATTGCTCCAGTAATATTTGCAGAGGGTCCAACTCTACCAATAGTTAGGTCAATTTCCTTTACTACAATTCCAGGAGATGCTAAATTTAGCGGCATCTTTACTCTCCGTTATCCCGAATTATTCTAAAAGTATTTATTAAAATGATTATTTTAAACGGGGAAACAATACGTGAACAAATTTACCAATCCGGATATTGCCATTCTGAAATAACTACACCCTTCTTGTTAGATCTATTTCTTATAATTCTTTTCATAGTACACTGTTTACATTCATATGAATATGATGATGGATATCCTTTTCTATCCTTGTGAGTCAAATAGAAGTCATTAATAAGATCTTTAGTTTTTCCACAAACCCTACATTTTCTTTCAGTGAATAGTAAATGCTCCAGGTCTATCTGATCTTCAAAGTCCATTACATATAATCCCACATGTAGGAACGGTCACCATATTCATCTAAATTCCAAACCTCTAGAGGGTTATTTTGATTTTTTAAGTCTGCAGACAACCATCTATCTCCGGTTTTATGTTCAAAAAATGTATCAATATCATCAAAACCATCTGAAACAAATCCAAAAGGTGCCATATCCTGTTCAATTTGGTTTTTTTGCTCTTCATATATTCTTTTACGGACATCATTGTCCGTCATTTCTTTAAAGTATGGTTGTGCTACTAACCAAGAAAAAATAACCAAGCACATTGCCAAATCATCGTTACAACCCTCTTCAGCCTCAAAAGAATTGTGCCTTTGTGAAAATGTTGTAAGTTCTGATATAATGTCATAATCGACAGTTAGTAACTTATCATCTTCCAATAAAGTTTTTAGATTAGAACATCCTAATTTTTTAACTGCGGCAGTCATTCTAACTCCAAGTTGAGATTTCTTTCCACTAAACCCAGAACCAACTAACTGTCCAGCACGACCACGCATAGCACACATTAAAACATTGTCATACTCTAAATCAAAGTGAAGAATATTTGCTACCTGGTCCCCAATATCATTAACTTCAATCAATAACCAAGAGTTATTGTATCCTCTTGCCACTTCGTTAATTATATTTGGAAATAACATTGGTTTTATTTCATTATTTTTATATTTTGCTACAATCCTATAAGGAAAATTAGTTATGTCGAAAACAACAAATGCAGAATAATCATTGCCAAGTCCCCTTGCAACGTCGACAGTCATTAAGTAATTGTGATCTTCTTTGGGATGTTCGTAAACATCTAATCCAGCATTCCTCTTTATTGGATCATCATATACAAGATTTTTAAGTTTTGCTGGATTAATAAGAGTGTTGATGGATCCTAAAAATTCACAATTAAACTCCACATTAAACTGCTGTTCGGAAGTATTAGCAATAGTCTGTGCCTTCCAATTTTCATCTCTACCTGGAACTTCAGACCAATGAACATCAGTGGGAATATATTCATTTCTACCACGCTCAGCATCGTGCCACATACGGTAGAAATGGTTCATACCGCGTGGAGTAGAAACGATAATTACTTTCGTACTCTGTCCAGAAGAAATAGTAGGATAAACAGAGGCAAAGAAGTCATCAGCAATGTGATTCGGGATGAAAGCGAACTCGTCAAGAAAGATGACATTATAGGATCCGCCTCGGACAGCAGATGAAGAAGTAGAGTTAGATGAAATTTTGGATCCATTTTCTAATTCTAAACTACCTTTATTCCACGATATAATTCCTTGTTGCATCCATTTAGGTAAGTTTTCGTAGGCAAGTTGTAACCTACCAAGAAGATCTCTAGCAGTTGATGCTTTGTTTGCTAAGATTGCGATGTTAACATTATCGTTAAAAACAGCGTAGTGTAAAAGATATGAAACTACTGTAGTACTTTTCCCCGTCTGACGGGGCATCTTACAAATGTTGAAACGATTGTCATGGAAGTTTTGAATTAACCTTTCTTGGAATGGATACATCTCGAAAGGAACAAGACCGTGATCCAGAGAAACAATCTTGATATAGTTTCTAGCAAAATAGACAGGATCTTCTTTACACTTCAAGAACTCAATAATTTGTTCTTCTGTAAATTCAATCTGCGTGTTCGCTTTTTTGAGAAGAGGATTTCCCAAATAGACATCATTAGACATATATATCTCCTTATGTTAAATCATAAAAACCTAAAGAACCGACAATATCTCCAGTTCCACTAATTGTTCTTGCAGCAACTGTGTAAATATCACTCACACCTGCTTGCGTTGTTCCCAATTGAAGTGCCCAGTTATATTCTTGTCTTTGTACCAATGCACCTGAAGATTGGTTTGCTCCAAATGTATAAGTAGTATCTACTATTTGTCCTCCAGTTAGTGCAGATGCGGAAATATCATATTCAACATTACCTGTAGTAGAGTCTGGAACATTAGTAAATCCTGCACCAGTTAAAGTTGCATTTCTAATGAGTGCAACTTCATATCCAACATTATTTGAGAGAGGAAGTGTTGCAAATTGACTTGGGATTATAACTGCAAATTCTCTTCCTGCTTTGAGACGAACAGAAACCAGAGGAATAAAAGAGGTTCCCACACTTTTTGATGTAGTCATTCTTGCAATTGTTTCTACCTTCTTCCTTTCATATCCACCATTAACTTGAACAGAGCAACAAATTTGCTTCATCGTAGAAGATGAAGTGGTGATTCCAGTATTTTCAATTTCATAACGAAGTGGAAGAGTTGCAGTTCTCATATACACACTATCAATCAAATTTGCGTGATTGAATTGGTGTGCCGTTATAAACTTACCATCAACTGCAAACCCAACTCTTACAGAACCGACACCTAACCACTCATACTCAGAGAAAAGAATTTGTGCCTTAGTCAAATCTAATTGAATTCCACTTGGATTACTTGTACTAAATCCAGTTCCATCTAAAGTATCAGTATTCCACTCTGATTGTGAAATTGTAATCGTTGTTCCTACACCTGATACTGATGTTCTTTTAATAATATTAATTTGAGAACCAGTTTGTTCTAAAAATATTCCATTTAAAGAAGAACCATATCCAACTCTTTGAGTTAGATTTTCCTTTGGTGGTTCAAGAACAAATGTTTGTAATACTTGTAAAGACTTTCCTGGTTGATATGAAAATGCTCTTTTACTTTGACGAACCAATCTACAACCAGCAGTTGTTCCAATTCCAAGAGTTGCAGAACTTTGCGCTGTTATAAATCCAACAGTAGAACCAGTTCCTACAACGACATCATCAAAATCTCCATCTTGATAATAGATATGAGAAGAATCAAAAAGAGTGAGTGGATTGGAAACCTTTAATCTACCAAATAAGTCTCCACTAAATCCTTGTCCCAAGTCATCATAGATATTTCCGTACCTATCGGCACGCATATAAACTTCAAAAAGAGTTCTTTCTTGATTTAAATAATCTTGTTCATTCTTATTCCACTGTGCCATTAATCAATCACTCCACGATAGTCTTTCTGGTCTGTATCTTTGTGTGTTTTTAACTGTTACTGAATTTGATGTTGAAGGGTAAATATTATGAACAATTGCACCAGGATACTCTCCTTGTAGTTGTTCAGCAAGTTCATTTTTGCTCATCATTTTCCCTTCAAGTTCCATACGATATAATCTTCCTTGCCAGACTACATCTGCAAGAAAAGATTCTGTTGCTGTCTCTGGTTGGGATGCATTCATATAAAGATTTCCGTTGAAATCTCCTGCAATATTGATGCTTTCGGAAATAAACTGTTGAAAGGATTTCATTTTAGTTACAGTTCCAACGACGAAGTGCTTTGTTAATTCTTGAATCTGGATCTCTTGCAGTTTTTGTGGAAGTCAGTTTTGATTTCATTCCGGACATACGACGACAGAATGAAGCACGACGTTTTGCTCTTTTACCTTTTGGTTTCTTTTCAGTTACTGCAGTTTGTAATTTTGAACCAGGATTCTCACGCCGATAAGCATTAACTGCTTTTTGACTTAATCCATCAGTTTTGTCTTGACGGTTGACTTTCTGCCAATCTTCAGATAAACCAAAATCTGCTCTCCAGTTTGAATATTCTTCAGTCTTCATCTCATCACTATCAACATAATCTGCAGCAGAATCTAAATAATCTGCGGCTTTTGTAATTTTTGATTGAACCCACGCTTCAATATTACCTTCACCCTTCATTTTTTTACGAAGTCTTTTTGCTGCGGAAATAATAGTAGAGATTTCCGAGCGAGCCATTGAATATTCATGGTCTTTCTCTTCGTTTGCGGGGTGTACCTGAGCAATATTAAATTTCATTTGATTTGAAGTAAGTGCTGGAGGTATTGAGAACATATCCCAAAACTTTGGTCCATACTTACACTCACTTCTAGTTTCATCTTTTTTACATTTTGGACAATATCTAACCATTTCTGCTTCTTCATTTGCTTTTACACAATTATTATATGTCTTACCAAACATCTTTTTAGTACCTTTCTTTTCGTAACCAGGCCAACATTTTTGTCCTTCATCAATTGAAATCTCTTCTGATTTTGTTCCCCAATTATCTGCGCCAACTTTACGACACTTAACCAATGCTCCAGATGCATATGCACTTGGCCAAACATCATATCTTGACTTTACTTTATGATAACAAGCATCTTTTTTACCACTACCTTTTCCAGGTTTGTCTTTTATTTCTTGTAAATCCATTTCTTCTGTTCTAACATTAGTTGGTTTTGCACCACCAGTTTTTTCTGGTTGATTTGGATCTAAACGATTTTTTCTTATTCTTGCCGCCTCTTCTTCATCTTTGGAAAGTGCTCTTTTCATTTTAGAACTTCCACATTTTGGTGTTGAAGTTTGACCTGGTTGACGAGCACAAGGTTTACCTGCCCATTTACCACCTAATTGAACCCACCCTGCTTTTCCATCCGATGATTTAGATTTTCCAAACCAATCATGAAGTCCTTCATCTCCAGATCTGGTTTCTTCTTTCACATCCTTAAATTTTTTATGATGCTTTTTGGCATCAGACTCCATTTTTTTTAGGCGAGTGTAGTAATCTGGAATTTCATCAAGATGCTGAAGAGCAATTTCTCTTGCCAATTCACGATTTTTGGTGTGTTCATGTTCAATGGGTTCACCCATTTGAAGTTGCTTTTCAATGAAAGAAACATCTAAACGATGCTTCTTTGCAATTTGCTCGGCGGTTTTAAATGCCTTTAATTGCTCTTTTAATTTTTTAATCTTACCTTGACAATGAGCTCTTTGAGAAAATCCCTTTGGATTGTCGCAATCAATTAACTTTTTATATTTTTCCGACCAACCCATTAGAATATTGACATTACTCCTTATTATTTAGAAAACCTTTTTTTAGTAGTTTTGATAATTCTGAAGTAGATCCTACAAAAACAGCATTATTTGTCACGTTATTAGTCGTTTTAACAGTATCCTCCTCAACATCTTTTAGTTTCTTTTGCAAATCAATAAGTTTATCAGTAACATCTCCAACACTCTTAATTAATTGTCCAGCAACTTCATATGCTCTTGGACTCCCACCCTCTCCAGCGAGTTCCATTATTCCATTAATTGCCTCCTGCCCCTTTTCAATCAAAGAATATAAGTTTGCCCTCGTATATTCATAATCTTTCTTAATATCATCCGTTTTAATTGGTGTAATATTTAAATCTTCCTTTACCTTTTCAATTTCAACTACATCACTCTCAACATTTAGAGCAGAATTTAAATTTTCATACTTGTTTGACATAAAAATCAAATATCAATTTGTCTTGTTGGACTATAAGATTTGGAATCTGAGAAATCCTCCCAAACTTCATTAAATCCAAAATCATCATCTGGATCGGCATCGATGGGATCTGGAGTTACAGTGTATCTAACCTCTCTCTTAGCAGTATTTGTATCGGTAGTTGAGTACATATCAACTTGAACCTTACGAATAAGACCATCACTACTTTCTGCAATTGGTCCAAATAAGTATGTTTTTGCAGTAAAATTAAATGTATAAATTAAAACCCTTCTCGTTGAATAATCTCCTTCATAATCATCTGTAAAAGAAACATTGTCTAAAACGACTGGAATATCTCTTTTTTCCCCTATTGAATCCACCAAATCAACGCTTAAATTAAATGAGGGTTGAAAATATGGCAGTATCTGTTCTACAGCTTGTAGAGCATCATCTTGAAGTTTTGTCATCAAGTTTAATTGAAATCCTATGTTATATGGAACAGGTAAATATACTTTCTTAATGTTTCCACCATCATCGCAAGCTTTAAATGTTTGTGTTATGTTTGATTTTCTAGTTGGATCATATTGTATAGAATTCATTTCAAATGAAAGTCTTGGAAGGGTTATTGCTATTGGTTTATTTAACTCCGGTTGCTGCTCAAGTCTTGCTAAAAACTTTTGCATTGGACCATAAGCAAGTGGAATTTTTATCTCACTTATTGAATCACCAGAAGAATTTTTATGCCTTATATGAATATCATTAAATAATGTTCCAAATGCAATGACAGTTCTTCTAATGATTTCGTGATAAAAATAAGTTCCTAACGTCTTCCTATACCCGATTATTCAAAAATTATTAATAGATTATATTTATTTATCAAAATATACCAAATGGATTTTTTTCACTAA